GATGCAGAAGCAATAGAGATACTGAAGGAGGTGACACTTGATTGAAGTTATTATAACACAAGACATGTTAGACAAAGCGCATAACAAGTCAGAAGAGATGGGCAGATTAAACAACTCCATAACAAAAGGTAAAGGTAATTTAGCAGGATTTTTAGGTGAGCAAATAGCACTTCAAGTACTTGGTGGTGAATGGTCTAATACGTATGACTATGACTTAGTTACTCCCGACAACAAAAAAGTGGATGTAAAAACAAAACAAACAACTGTCACCCCTCGCTCATACTATGAATGTTCTGTAGCAAAATTTAATACCCGACAAAAGTGTGACTCGTATGCTTTCGTTAGGGTAAAAAATACAATGGATATAGGTTGGTTTCTAGGATCTATGGGACACGATGAGTACTATGACAAAGCTACTTTTCTAAAGAAGGGAGAGGTAGACCCGTCAAATAATTTTACAGTAAAAGCAGACTGTTATAATTTAAAGATTGAGGAGTTAGTTATATGATTGATGTAACACTAATAGACTACATGGGTAGTGATCTGTCCGTAGTTAATGCAGCACGTGTTAGCTTTGGTAAAGAATCTACATGGGCTGATCACGATAGCGAATTAGATCAGTACATCTTGAAGGACAAAGATCGTAAGCTAATCCACTATCTAGCAGAGCATAAGCATCTCTCACCATTCGGACATTGCTTTGCATCCTTCCACGTGAAGGCTCCATTGTTTGTAGCTAGACAACTAGTCAAGCATAAGTTCCTACGTTGGAACGAGATCAGTCGCAGGTATGTAGACAGTGAGCCTGAGTTCTACGAACCTGATGAGTGGCGTGGACGTAGTGAGGACAAGAAGCAGGGCAGTGATGGTGTACTAGAATTAAATAAGATGTATGCACACGGTACATACAAACATATAAAGGATGTCTTTGAAAAAGAACCTGAAAAATATGGAATATATAAGGATAGTATAGTTCCTGATCTAAGCATATTAGATGAAGTACATGAGTGTGATGAGTATGTTATTTCTATTTACAAAAAACTTATAGCGGCTGGCGTATGTCCAGAGCAAGCACGTATGGTGTTGCCACAAAGCACCATGACTGAATGGTACTGGTCAGGTAGCCTTGACGCCTTTGCAGATATGTGCAATCTTAGATGTACAGATGATACACAATTAGAAACTAGACTAGCAGCAAATCAAATCTGTGACAGCATGAAGAAGTTATTTCCTGTGTCATGGTTTGCATTAAGATTGGAGAAATAAGTAAGCCATAAGATGTACTAGCGACATCACTGTATTAGTTAAGAGGCAATACTTGCCAGTACTAACACCCCAGTAGTAGTAGGAGATGAGCAAATGACCAGACGGATACCCATGAAGGGTGGCGATGAGTACGATGGGCTTACTAAAGCACGTAAGTTTTACCTGTGGAAAGCTGGTCAGTTAAAGAAAATCAAACGTGCTTATAACAAAAGGTTTCGTAAGTGTAACAAGGAGATTAAAGATGAGTGAATATGTTAACAAGCCAATCCAAGTAACATCAATAGAAGAACATGAGGATGGCAGTGCTACGGTACAAGTAGAATGTGATCCAGAAACATTCGCAGCTATCTTTAACGTAGGCTTTGTACAGTTAATTGAAAACGGTTTGAAAGGAGAAGAAGATGTACGCAGTGATGTTTGAGATTGATACAGATGAACTTGTATACGACACAGGTAAGGATTCATTTACAGCAAATGATCCACCTGTATGGTACAAGAATAAAGAAGACGCACAGAAACGTGCAGACAAATGGAACACTGGTATAGTAGTACCATACATCAGACCAATGACAGAAGATGAACGAAGAAGTTCAGTACAGAGAAGGGGCTACCTATGACTACAGCTACATCCAGTGCAGAGATTAGATTGCACAGAGCAATGGTCGATAACAACCTGACCCTTGAGGAAGCAGTAATAGCAATGGAACAATTTAGAGATACTTTAAACATAGATAATTTAACAAACCACAATGAAGGGGTTGACAATCGTACCAAGATGTACGATAACGACTTAACAATACTAGATGATTGGGACAGATGGACTGACTAAGGGGAGCGACACCGACATGAAACACTTAACCCTAGACGTAGAGAATACAGTGGTCAAACGCAATGGCAAGTTACACCTTGACCCGTTTGAGCCAGAGAATACATTGGTTATGGTAGGCATGCTAGATGATCTTGGAAACGAAGATATTATTACTTTCGATCACGCAGAGCAACAACCTACCACAGAGGGGCGGCAGATAGTGCAGGATGCATTGGACGCTACCTCTCTACTTATTGCACACAACGCACCGCATGATTTGCTGTGGCTATGGGAGTCAGGCTTTGAGTATGACGGTGAGGTATTCGATACCTTGTTGGGTGAGTATGTCTTACAACGTGGACAGAAGCAACCGCTATCACTTGAGGCTTGTGCTGAACGATACGAGTTAGACACAAAGAAACAGGACACATTGAAGGAGTACTTTAAGGATGGATATTCCACACGTGATATACCTCATGGTGAACTATCGGAGTATCTATCACACGATCTCCATGCTACACAACAGCTGTATGATGTTTTGCAGACAAGGTACGAGGGATGCAAGTCACTAGTACCAACGATACAGTTGACCAATCAGTTGTGCATACACCTTGCACGTATCTATCAACGTGGCTTTCAAGTTGACATGGATGCACTGATGGAAGTGCGTGATGAGTTCGAGCAAGAGCGTAACGCTTTGACTATGGCACTAGAGGAGCAAGCCAGTGACCTGATGGGTGACAGGCCAATCAACCTTAACAGCCCAGAGCAATTGTCTTGGGTTATCTATAGTCGTAAGCCACACGACAAGAAGATGTGGGCAGACTTGTTCGATGAACGTATGCCTGACATAGACTACAGACGTAACGTCAATGCATACAGTGAGAAGTTGTACAAGCAGAAGGCACACCAATGCCGTACATGTAATGGCAGTGGACAGATATGGAAACAGAAGAAGGACGGAACACGATACGCTAGATCAAATAAGTGTGACACTTGTAATGCTACAGGGTATACCTTCACAGACAATCACAGTAGTATTGCAGGACTAAAGTTTGCACCACCTAACTCTAAATGGATTAGTGCTAATGGTTTTGGTACAGGCAAAGACAATCTTATATTCCTTGAGGGCATTGCACGTTCCAAGGGTATGCGTGTAGCTGAGTCATTCCTACAGAAGGTACGTAGGTTGTCAGCAGTAGAGACATATCTCAGCAGCTTCGTAGAGGGCATTGCAACACACGTAAAGCCTGATGGTAAGCTACATGTACGGTTACTACAACACCGCACTGGTACAGGCAGGTTGTCAGGTGCTGACCCTAACATGCAGAACATGCCACGTGGCGGTACGTTTCCTGTCAAGAAGGTATTCATATCTCGTTGGCACGGTGGGAAAATCATGGAAGCTGACTTTGCCCAGCTTGAGTTTCGTGTAGCTGCGTTCCTATCACAGGACATGACTGCCATTGATGAGGTCACTACAGGCTTTGATGTACATGCATACACTGCACAGGTTATATCTGATGCAGGTCAGCCTATGTCACGTCAAGATGCCAAGGCACACACCTTCGCTCCTTTGTATGGGGCTAGTGGGTTTGGTCGTAGTCCTGCAGAAGCGGCATACTATCAACAGTTTACGACAAAGTATTCTGGTGTTGCGAGTTGGCACAAGTCACTAGCCAAGGAAGCATTGAACACGGGTAAGATAACTACACCATCTGGGCGTGAGTTTTCATTCCCTGATGTAGTACGGCGAAGGTTCGGGGGTGTGACATATTTCACACAGATTAAAAATTATCCTGTCCAATCGTTTGCAACTGCTGACATTGTACCCATATCTCTGATATACATAGATAAGCTACTAACAGCGAACAGACTACGGAGTTGCGTAGTAAATACAGTGCATGACTCAATAGTAATTGACATACACCCAGACGAAGAGGAGAAAGTACTAAGAGTAATACAAGCAGCTAATGACAAGCTGATACCAATCGTTAATCGCAAGTGGGGCATAGACTTTAACATACCTCTATTATTAGAGGCAAAGATAGGTCCAAACTGGCTTGACACAAAAG